AATGAGTTTATGCTTAAGGTTCTTCAAGAGGCAACTCGTTGGGAACAAAGTGAAACTGAACTCGCACAAGGTCGTTCAGATTTCCAGATTGAAAAGTTTATCATTCACGATAATTTCACAATTCCATCAGCATTTAAGGCAGCACTTGTCAATCGTAGAAGTGTAGCAGAAGGTCTTCTACAGCAAGTCATTGATGCAAAAAGAGCAGCAAGAGAATTTCATTATAAGTGGGACGGAAAAGATAAGACACAACCAATTTGGTGGAAAACAAGACAAGGTGGTGAAGAATTATCTTGGTATGATATTGATGAGTTTCATTTTCATCGTATGCTTGAGGGTTTGAATCGTGGGTTCAAAGCTTGTGTAGAAGAACTGGAGTGCTTTGATAAACTCATTAATCGTTTGGTTGAACTGAATGGTGGTAAGTTAATTACCAGAGAACAATATAATGAAGACCAACCAAACTACTGGGAACGCAGACTTGCGAATCAATCACTTGATGATTTACTTGCCGCAAGAACTGGAGTAAATGCTGGTAATATTCGTTCAATGAGACGTGCAAGTGCTCCTACGGTTCTTACAGATGATGTCAATCGTACCAAAGGAACTTTTGGTGATCCAAATAATCCTATGGATTTCCTGAATAGTCTTCAGCAGGCAGTTGCTTCTGGTATTGAGGAGATTACTGGTATGGATCAACAACTTCTTCGTGGTGTTGAAGAACAAGAGCAAAAGCAAATTCCTCAATCGTTATTCAATCCAGACCTTAAGATAGAGTAGAAACCAAATGCCTTTTGTAGGAGATGTTTTTGGATTAAATTCTGTTTATGACAGACAGTCTTTAAACGTAGAGCAAAGAAATTTATCAAATTGGCCCGAATATCCTACTTATGGGTATTTTGTTGGTGGCACTACGGTCAATGCTCCTACTCAGTCAAGTACGATTACGAGATTAGATCTTGCAACCAATACAACAGGTAACCCGGGAAAAAATCTTCCAGTAGCAAGAGTTCAAATAGCAGCAGTCTCAAACAATTTTTATGGTTATTTTGGTGGTGGATATTTAAATACTTTAGTGAGAATTGATTTTTCAAATGAAACATTAAGTCTTCCTGGAAAGAATTTTACTGCTGTCTCAAGAGCATCTCAAGCAGCAGTGTCAAATAGTCTTTATGGATTTTTTGGTGGAGGATATGCTCCCGGTCTAGCATCTATTATATCAAGACTTGAATTCTCCAGTGAGACGGTAAGTAACCCAGGCACTAATTTTTCCCCAAGTAGAGCAAGGTTTGCAGGAGCATCAAGTAATCTTTATGGATATTTTGGTGGTGGATATACTCCAACTCTTGTAAGTACAATCACAAGACTTGATTTTTCCAATGGAACTTTAAATCTTCCCACAAGAAATTTGCCTGCTGGAGTTGGTGACCATTCTGCAGTATCAAATATATCTTATGGATATTTTGGTGGTGGAACTGGTGTTTGTTTAATATCAAGACTTGATTTCTCTAATGAAACTGTAAGTGCTCCTGGAAAAAATTTACCATCGGTAAGAAGGGGACCACTTGCATTTTCAAGTTCTCCGGCAACCAGTTCTTTAAATGGTGCTTATGGTTATTTTGGTGGTGGTGGAACTCCTGGAGGTAGTGGTATTATCAATACTATACAACGACTTGATTTTGCAAATGAGACTATATCTACCTTAACCGCAACGTTGTTAAATCAAAGTAGATCAGGTTCTGCAGTTGCAAATAGTGGGTCATCTTTTAGAACAAGTTCTAAGACTTATGGGTATTTTGTCGGTGGATATTCACCTACTTTTTCTGGAAATACTTGTACTATTGATAGATTGGATTTCTCAAATGAATCTATATCAGCATTGTCAAATACATTAACTATTGCAAAAAATAGACTTGCATCATTTTCCAATAATTATTATGGTTATTTTGGTGGACAATATTCTACAAATATTGATCGTTTAGATTTTTCTAATGGAACTACGGCACCCAGTGGAAAAAATTTACCTCAAGCAAGAATTGACCTTGGTGGATCGGAATTAGGAGGTTTATCCAATTCAAATTATGGTTATTTTGGTGGTGGTTATGGTACTTGCAAAATTGACCGTTTAGATTTTTCCAGCGAAACTATATCAGAACCAACAACAACTATGTTAAACGTTTGTTCAAGTTTTGGTGTAGTTTCCAATTCAATATATGGGTATTTTGGTGGTGGATATTCAAATTCTGTTGTAACTTGTTCTTTTAAAAGACTTGATTTTTCTACAGAAATTGTTTCCTTCACACCAACAGCAAATTTTCCATTATCAAAACAAAAAATGGGAGCAACATCAAATAGTAATTATGGATATTTTGGTGGAGGCGTAACTGCAACAAATAATATATCTAATATGAGCCGACTTGATTTTTCAAATGAAACTGTGGGTGATCCAGGTTCAAAATTAGGAAGTAATCGATATTGGTTAGCAGCAGTTTCAAGTATTTCTTATGGTTATTTTGGTGGTGGATATCGTGCTCTTCCTCCACTTGTAATTGGATATTTTTCTACTGTTATGAGACTTGATTTTTCAAGTGATACTACTTCTACTCCAACATTGACAGCAAGGTTGACTGCTGCTAAATCTGAATTAACAGCAGTTTCAAACTCAAACTAAATAAAAACATCTACAGTATTCTACTATGAATGATATTCTTGCGAATGTTTTGATTCAACCTAAAGTTGTTACACCAGAAGGGTTGAAGTTTTTAACGGATTATATGAGAAAATCTCATAAAGAACAAATGTCCGTTTTTGATGCTGAAAATAGTGATAAGACTAGAGAAAGACAATCAAAAATTGACTTATCGGCAAGAAATGTAAAGTGTGCCGATTTACTTCCAGTTTTTCCACAAGTCAAAGAGTTACTTGATAATGTGGTAAAAAATGTAATCAATCCTTTTTATGGATTTGAAGTGAGAGATAGTGAAGAACCACAACTACTTTGCTATGAACCAGGAGGACACTATAAACCTCACAATGATGCCGAAGGTTTATGGACAAATCCAGATGGAACTCAGGTTTGGAAGAAGACAATAGACCGTGATGTATCTACTGTTCTTTTTCTAAATGATGATTTTGAAGGTGGATATTTTTCTTTTCCAGATTTAAGAATTAAAATTAAACCAGAACCAGGTCTTCTTGTTTGCTTTCCATCTTCAAGGTGGTTTACGCATATGGTAGAACCTGTGATTTCTGGAAATCGTTATACTCTTGTAACTTGGATGAGAGTCAAAGGATTTAAAACAAAAGATGAGATGGACAAAGAGATTGCCGATAAATATAACATAGAGGTTTATTAAAGATGTCTCAACTTCTTAAGCACTATTGGATTAATCGTGATACTGGTGGATGGGCAACAGATACACCTTATGGTTTAATGATGCCCAATATTAAGGGGTTGGAGGTTAAGTATAATTTATTTACTGAAGATAATATACAATATTGTTTATCCACTATTCCTGAGTATTTTGAATATGAGGTTACAGTTTCTCAAGAGCAATTAACTGAATATCAAAACAATTCAAATATCACAGTAGTTAGTTTCACAGAAAAACAAGTTGAAGTTCCTAATCGTCCTGGTTTAGAATCAACTGAAGAAACAAGAACAGAAACTGTTTATGATGTTGTCTACCAAGAATCATACATTATTCAAGAAACTGAAGGTGAAGGTCTTAAAATTATCACTCAACAAGAATGGGATACTGAAATTGAAGAATTTGATAATCGTCAGCAAGAAAAAAGATATGACATTTTAAGAGAAATTCGTGATAAAATACTTGAAATTACTGATTGGATGGCAATTAAATCCTTAGAGCAAGAAACCCTTTCAGCAGAATTTAAAACTTGGAGACAAACTTTAAGAGATTTGCCAAACTCAAGTACATTCCCAACAAGTTTTCCAACTCTTCCAACTGAACTTCAAAATCATACAGAAATTCAAGAACTTTATAATAGATTTGATGAGGTTAGATCTATTTTTATGATTCAAGATCCATTGAGTAGGTCATAACATTTTTGATTTTTATCATACGCATACTCAGCACAAGGACCATTTTTTCTTACAAAGTGCAGAAAGAGTTGCATAAATCTATCATTCTTGTGAGTCCTCATAGGACTTCTCCAATGAGGAACGGTCATTCCAAGATAGGCAAGGCCACAACCAACAGGAGTTACAACTGATTGTTTGTTGCCTTCTAAATCTTTAAGTTTAATTGGCCAAGCAGCATCACCACAGATATTCATTGTGACTGATATTTCACAG